GGAGGTGGATGAAGCAGCTCTACGCCGTGAGCGGACTCGGGAGCAGGCCGGCGCCCAAACCCTCGAGCAACTCATCGAGATCGGACGACGCCGCGGCATGAAGCACCCGCAGGGCTGGGCCCGGCATATCCTTGCTGCACGACAGCGCAAGCGTGCCGCCTGATGCGTTACCTCTCCGTCTGCTCCGGCATCGAAGCCGCCACTGTGGCCTGGCATCCGCTGGGCTGGGAGGCTGCTGCCTTCTCTGAAATCGACGCCTTCCCTCGCGCCGTTCTCCAGCACCATTACCCCGACACCCCTCTCCATGGCGACTTCACGACGATCACTGCAGATCAGTACGGGCCAGTTGACCTTCTCGTGGGGGGAACCCCATGTCAGTCCTTCTCCGTCGCCGGACTCCGCCTCGGGCTGGAAGACCCGCGTGGCAACCTGGCCTTGGGGTTTGCTCAACTGGCTGCAAGATTGCGTCCGCGCTGGATCGTCTGGGAAAACGTCCCCGGTGTCCTGTCTGCGAACGGCGGAAGGGACTTTGGTGCCATCCTCGGGGCGATGGCTGAGCTCGGGTATAGCTTCGCCTACCGAGTTCTGGACGCTCAGCACTTCGGAGTGCCCCAACGACGCCGTCGCGTCTTCCTTGTCGGACATTCTTCAGGAGACTGGCGTCGTCCAGGAGCGGTTCTATTTGAGCCAGAAAGCGTGCGAGGGAATCCTGCGTCGGGCCGCTGGTCGGGGACGGCGGTTGCCGCCCTCACTGCAAACGGCGTTGGAACATGTGGCGCTGACGACAACCAGGCCCAAGCAGGACACCTGATTGACCAGCCCTACCGCGTCGCCAACACCCTCACCCGGCGCATGCACAAGGGCATCAACTCCACCCTCGACGAGGGACAGACGCCGATCGTCACCCACACCCTGCGCGGCGAAGGCTTCGACGCCAGCGAGGACGGCACCGGCCGGGGGACACCGTTGGTGCCGGTCCGCAGCATTGGCTTCAACTGGCAGAACGGCGGCGGTTACGGCAGCGCCAACATCGGCCTTGGTATCACAGAAGAAGGCACTGGTCCCCTCCAGCGATGCCAGACCCCTGCGGTCGCCACCGGCATGGCTGTCCGCCGCCTCACCCCGATCGAGTGCGAGCGCCTGCAGGGCTTCCCCGACGACTACACCCGCATCCCCTGGCGCAAGAAGGCCGCCGACCAGTGCCCCGATGGCAACCGCTACAAGGCCCTCGGCAACTCCATGGCCGTGCCCGTGATGGCCTGGATAGGCTCGCGCATAGCTGCGGTCGATGCTCTCGATGGCCAACCATGAGACCGACCTCCAGCAGCGCATCCGCCTGGCGCTCGGCCTGCGGCCCGATCTCCGGCTCTGGCGCAACAACTCCGGCAAGCTCCCCGACCCGCGCACCGGTCGCTGGGTCCAGTTCGGTGTCGCCTCCCCCGGTGGCTCCGATCTCATCGGCTACAAGTCGATCACCATCACACCCGACATGGTCGGCCAGAAGGTTGCCGTCTTCACTGCCATCGAAATCAAGACCGCCACTGGCCGGGCTACCCCTGCCCAGCAGAACTTCATCGATCACATCAGACGGGCTGGCGGCATTGCTGCCATCGTCCGCTCCGTTGCCGACGCTCAACGAGTGATCGGAGTGTGAAGATTTGCCACCGGCCCAAACTGCGCCCCTGTTTACGGTAATCTTACGGAAACTCACCCATGGCAATGCGCCGATACGACAGAACCACACGCCTCGAGGCGGTGCTTCGGCCTGATCAGAAACAGTGGCTGCGCGACCAGGCCACTCCCCTGCGCACGATCTCCGACATCCTGCGCGACCTCATCGATCAAGCCATGACCGCCGGCACCGACAAATGAACCTCGATTTTGAAGATACCCGGCGCTTCCTTCGCGCCCTGAACAAGCCCGCTGGCACCCTGCGCCTTCGCGCCTTCCTGCCCTCCGGCCATCCGCTCAAAGGCGAGGACAAGGGCCGCAAGGGTCCACCGAGCCGCGAGGACATCGAGCGCTGGCAGGCTGAAGGCCGCGGCATCTACGCCGTCATTAACGACGGTGGCGACACCGACAAGGAGATCACCCACTGCCGCGCATTCTTCTGCGAGTGGGACGATCGCCCCAAGGAGTGGCAGGTCAACGCTTGGAAAGAGCTCGGCCTCCCCAAGCCCACCATCCAGGTCGACACCGGCGGCAAGTCCATCCACAACTACTGGGTTCTCTCCGCACCCATCACCCCTGCGCACTGGGTCGTCATCCAGCGCCGGCTCCTCGAGCACGCCGACGCCGATCGCTCCCTCAAGAACCCCTCCCGCGTCATGCGGCTGCCGGGCACCTTCCACATCAAGCCCGATGGCACACCCGGCGAGCGGGCCTCCGTCATCAGCACTGAGGACGCCTACTACGGCGCCGCCGACATCGAGAACTGCCTGCCCTCCGAGCACGTCTACGAGCAGCTCCAGAAGGCCCGCCAGTTCCAGTACGACCGCACCCACACCGTCGACGAGATCCGCCAGGCGCTCGGCCTCATCCCCCAGCGGGTTCCGGGGGCTGGCACCTACCCGATGTACCGCAACCTGCTCTGGGGCCTGATCAAGGCCGTCGAGGAGGCCGGTGGATCCGAGGACGCCGCCATCGCCATGATGGAGGCCCACAGCCCCCAGTGGACCGGCATCCGTCAGGTGGCGGGCTCCGGTGGCGAGAACATCACCGCTGCCACCTTCTGGTTCTTCGCCAAGGAGCACGGCTGGCGCCGCACCGTCGAGGTCACCGCCACCAGCTCACCCGTCTCACCCGAGACCAAGCCTGAGAACGACGCCAAGCTCACCCCGATCGTCAACGGTGAGGTCGGTGGGATCTTCATGGTCTCCAAAAACTCCGACTACGTCACCTACGCCGTCGAAGAGATTTTTCAGACCCGCAAGACCCCCTGGATCTGCGTCGAGGACGTGCTCCACCAGTGGCGCGGCACCCATTACGAACCCGTCCGCGACAGCGAGCTCACCCCGCAGATCACCGACTACCTCTGCCGCCTCTACTACCAGGACGCCAAGGAGATCATCCACCACTGGGCCAAGCCCAAGTGCGTCAACGAGGTGCTCTCCTGGTTCCGCGACTCCCTCGGCAACACCCCGGCCAATCCCCAGAACGCCATCAACTGCCGCAACGGTGTCGTCACCTGGGACTGGAACGACAACAACCAGCTGCGCATCGACTTCTCACCCCACGATCCCGGCTACCCCTTCACCTACGTCACCAACTACGACTACGACCCTGAAGCCAACCCTGAGCACATGCTCAAGCTTCTCGCCGCCGTCGAGCCCGATGACCTCGACACCATGCAGCGCATCCTCGGCTCATCCCTCGACCTGCGCCGCTATCGCGCCGTTCGCGGCCGGCCCCGCGCCATGCTCATGATCGGCTCCGGTTCCAACGGCAAGGACACCATCCGCACCGCATTGCGCGACACCCTCGGGGCCCGCAACTTCGCCTCCTGCACACTTGCCGACTTCCGGCAATACGACCAGGGCCGAAAGTTTCCCCTCGCGCCGCTTCGTGATGCCTCGATCAACTGGTCGTCCGAGAACAGTCAATTCGTTCACATCGACAGCCTGCAGGCCCTCAAAGGTGCCATCTCTGGTGAGGAGCTGGCCTGGGAGGTGAAGGGTGTTCAGGAGTCCAACTTCGTGCCCAGTTGTCTATTCGTTTTCAACCTCAACAAGGAACCCTCCCTTACCGGTGAGCAGGCCGCCATCGAGACCCGCTTCCATGTCTTCCAATTCAAGAAGACCTTCATCTCCAAGCCATCAAGGCCGCACCACGTCCAGTCCGATCCCAGGCTGAAGGATGACCCCCAGTTCATCGCCAACCACATCTGCCCCGCCTTTCTCAACTGGCTCCTCGAGGGCCTGCTGCTGTCGGTGGAGCATGGCATCGACTACGACACCGGCCGCGAGGCCATGCGGGCCGTCCGGCGCAAGGGCAGCCACCTGTGGGATTTCTGCGACGACGTGGGCCTCTCCTGGAAGGAGGATTCCCAGGTGCCGCTGCTGACCGTCTGGACCCGCCTGTGCAGCTGGTACGAGACCGAGGGGTTCAAGGACTCCAACGGCCGATGGCTGGTGGATCCGAGCGGCGATCCGCCGGTGAAGGCGATCCGTCTCCTGACCCATCGACTGCAGGCGGTCTTCCCCGAACTCCGGGTCGAACGGAAGACCGAGACCCGCGGAGCAGTGCTCGTCGGCCTGGATTTGCTTCCATACCTCGGGGCCTGAAACCCCGGAGGCAAGCGGTTTCGGGATGCAAATCTGGATCCAAACCGGATCCAAATGGAGGCCGAACCCCTTGCTGCTACTACTTGGACCCTAATTACCTCATATCAATCAGGAGGTAAGAAAATAGGGGGTAAAGAGGGGTCGTATAGGGGGTCTACATGTGGGGGGGGGTAAGGATTTCGGCACTTTGCCTCACTTCAGTGTTTGCAAGGGTTTTGGGCTCCACTTGCCTCCTCGCTTGCCTCTGAACTCTGTCCACCACTGGCTTTTTGCTTCCTGATCCCAAATGGCACGTTCTTCCGACGCCGATCGCCTTGCTGCATCACCCACCAAGTGGCCCTCCTGGCCCCGTGGAAGGGCCTGCAAGGTGTTCATGGGCTACGGATGGTCATCAGGCACCTGGGACGGCCTACAGGGGCCTGTGGGGCGCGTCTGGCTGGGGAAGGAGCAGCGGACCGTCATCGTCAGGGATGCGCGGAACGTCAAAGCCGGGTAGAATCGCTTCGGACATGGTTCACCGGGCCCCGAGTGATGTCGGGGCCTCTTTCGTA